TTGAACATACAGATCATTTTAGTGCTGCGCCCAGAACATTAAGCGGCATATTTTTTTTAAATAATGACTATGAAGGGGGAGAGCTTATCTTTAATTTAGATGATAAGGATTTTGTCATAGAAAAAAAACCCAATAGATTTATCGTTTGGCCCAGTAATTTTTTATTTCCTCATCGTGTAACTACAGTTACAAAAGGTATAAGATATTCTGTGGTAACTTGGATTTTATGACAAATTTTAAATATAAAAAAATTGAAAACTTTTTATCTGTAGATGAATTAAATTTATTAACTTCTTACTGTAAAATTAAACATAGTACAAATTTTACAAATTTTGAAGAAAATGGGCCTAATTCAAATTGTGATTCTAGTTTTTATGGAGATCCTGTAATGGAAAGCCTAATGTTAAATAAATTAAATTTGATGGAAAAAGAAACAAATTTAAAGCTTTTGCCAACTTATTCGTATTGGAGATGCTACACAAAATTTGCTGATTTACCTGCTCACAAAGATCGGCCATCCTGTGAGTATAGTGTTACAGTTATGATTGATTCTGATAAAACTGAATGGCCTATTATTGTCAATGATAATTTTTTCTTATTAAAAAGGGGGGAGGCGCTAATATATAAAGGCTGTGAATTTATTCATAAACGAGATGAGTTCAAGGGAGATTATCATATGCAAGCTTTTTTACATTATGTTGATAAAATAGGACCAAATAAAGAATGGCATATGGACAAAAGAAAAATGTTTGGTATGAATAAACAATGATTATAAAACACTATAATAATGGGTCGGCTGAAATTATTTTTACAGATGATGAAAAAACAATAATAAGAGAAAAAGGTAAATTTACATTAAAAGCTAGTGATTTAAAACATTTTTCAAATAATTTATTAAAAATTGTAGCGGATTTTCATCAAAAATTTGATAAAAAAACCAAACAACTACAGTCCTTTGAAGGGGATGATATAGAGACCTCTTAGTTAAAGTGATATAATAAAGCATGCCTTTAACACGAGTAAATATAGCCCCAGGATTTAACAAACAAGTCACACAAACCGGTGCGGAAGGTAAGTGGACTGATGGTGATTTTGTTAGATTTAGATATGGCCTACCAGAAAAAATTGGTGGTTGGACAGAAATTTTATCATCTAAATTAATAGGTGCAGCAAGAGCGCAATTTATTTGGGCGGATTTAAATGGAAGAAGATACGCAGCTATAGGCACCAATAAAATTTTAGTTATTTATTATGAGGGTGCGTTTTATGATATTACTCCATTAGATACAGCAATAACAGGTTGTACTTTTACTACAACTAACACGTCAGCAACAGTAACAGTAAATAAAATTTCTCATGGATTAGCTGAAGGTGATTTATTCACATTTACTTCGGTTACACCTCCATCAGGCGCTGGATACGTAGCCTCAGATTTTACAACAAATACTTTTCAAGTGGTGACAGCATTGGTAGACAGTTTTACTATTACTATGGCCTCAAATGCTGGAACGTCAGTGAGTGCAAGTGGATCTGCCACAATAAATCCCTATGTTAAAGTAGGTCCTATCAATCAAAGCTCTGGTTATGGATGGGGTACATCTTCGTGGGGAGGAGCAAGTGGCGTTGTTAGCACCCTCAACGGTGCACTACAAGACGATAATAACGGAACTGGAGGCTCAGGAACCTCTATTACACTATCTGGAGTTACAGGATTTCCGACATCAGGCACTATCAAAGTTGATGCTGAATTTATTTCATACACAGGAATTTCTGGAAATGATTTAACAGGCATAACAAGAAACGTAGCAGGCACTAGAGCTGCTCATGCTGATGGATCCTCCGTAGAATTTTTTACAGCTTGGGGCGATGCATCTATAACTAGTTCTGTTGTATTAGATCCTGCTTCTTGGTCTTTAGACAATTTTGGTGAACAGTTAATAGCTACTATTAAAAATGGTAAGACCTTTTCATGGAATCCAATTAATTCGAATCCTAATGCTTTAACAACAAGGGCTGCAGTGGTTTCAGGTGCTCCAACTGCATCTGTTCTTACTTTAGTGTCTGATAGAGACAGACATTTATTTCATATGGGAACAGAAACCACTATTGGTTCTTCAGGGACACAAGATAAAATGTTTATAAGATTTTCTGATCAAGAAGATATAACAGATTACACACCCACCTCTGTAAATACTGCGGGTACTTTTAGGTTAGATTCTGGCACAAAAATAGTTGGAGCTGTTAAAGGTAAGGACTACACTCTTGTATTAACGGACAACTCTGCATACGTAATTCAATTTGTTGGACCACCTTTTACTTTTTCAATTAGGCAGGTAGGTTCTAACTGTGGTCCTATTGGGCAACACTCTATTAAATATGTCAATGGTGTAGTTTATTGGATGGGTGAGTCAGGTGGATTTTTTGTTTATGATGGAACAGTAAAAAGATTACCATGTCAAGTAGAAGATTTTGTTTTTACAACAAAAAATGGAAATAATTTAGGTATTAACTTTCAAGCTGGTGAACAAGTTTTTGTAGGTCTTAATCATTTATACGAAGAAATAACTTGGTTTTATCCGAAAAGTGGATCTGATGTTGTTGATAGAAATGTTACCTATAATTATCAAAGTAACACTTGGGTAACAGGATCTTTAGCAAGAACAACTTGGGTAGATGCAACTTTATATGCTGTGCCTTACGCAACAGAATTTAACGCTACTGGCCTACCAACTTTTCCAACAGTGCAAGGAGTTACAAATATTAATGGGTCGACAATTTACTATGCTCATGAAACTGGATTCAACCAAGTAGATTCAGCAGGAAATAAAACAGCAATACCAGCTTTTATAGAATCAGGCGACTTTAGTTTAAATCCTGATGGCTCAAATGGTGAATTTTTTATGAGCATGAGAAGATTTGTTCCTGATTTTAAAACTATAGAAGGTGATGCGCAGGTGACTATTTTGTTAAGAGACTTTCCAAGTGATACTGAAGCATCGTCTCCACTTGGCCCATTCACAGTCACCAAAACAACTCAAAAAGTTGATACTAGAGCTAGAGGTAGATTTGCTAGTTTAAAGATTGCAAATACATCAACAGATCAAAACTGGAGATTTGGAACTTTCAGAGCTGACGTACAATTAGATGGAATGAGGGGATAATGGATCCAATAGAGTTACAAATTCAACAAAGAATAAACGAAATACAAAATACACCTGGTTTTACTAATTATCAAAATGAGGGTATTGCCCCTTTATCATTACCAAATTTAGACACAAATTTTATATCACAAGAAAACAATTCAAGCATAGATCAAAATTTTATGCCTGAAGGAAACAATACGAATATAGATTTATTTAAAAAAGCAGCGATGAATGCCGCAAGAAATAAATTAATTAGTACCATAGCACAAAAGGTGGGTATAGAGTCCTTGCCATCTATTGCAACACCATTACTCGGTAATTTTGCTGCAGCAGCTTTACCAGTTTTAGGTATAGGCGCTTTAACAAATATTTTTGGTAGAGATAATGTAAACAAAAGAATATTAAGAGAGGCTGCTAAGGATCAGCAAGGAGGTATTAGAATTCTTCCCGTAAATATTACAAACATGCAACCCTCAGCTAGAGATATAGCTATGGGTGGTGGCGATAGAGGTGGAGGTGGAGGTTCTTCATCGTCTTCTTCAACGTCTGGTTCTAAATCTTCAGGAGGATACGGTGGAGGACAAGAACGAGGAAGAGGAGATGATTTTTAATGGCTAGAGTAGATATCGTAATTCCTGAGCCAACACCTCTTTATACTGAAGAAAACCAAAGACAGGTAACTCAGTCTTTACGAACGATGCAAGATAAGCTAAACACTTCGTATCAACAAGAATTAAAAAATGAACAAGATACTTTTACTTTCTTTTTATCATGACAATTAGATATAAAAACCAAGGTTTAAATTTAACAACAACAGGGACTACCAGTGTTTTCACAGCCCCTTCTGATGCAACTATATTAGTTAAACAAATACAAATTAATAATGGTTCAGCAGGTGCTGTCAATTTGAGTGTTCAAATTACGGATGCTTCAGCTTCTGTTACTTTTAGAATATTTAATGAATCCTTATCTGCTTCAGTTACAAAGGATATAATAAACCATACTTTAGTTTTAGAGGCTAGTGATATAATTAAAATGACCGCTGGTACTGCCAATGAAATACAAGGTATAATATCTTATGCTCAAATAGATAGATCACAGGAAAATGGCTAAACGAACATTTAAGTTTTTTACTCCAAGATCGAAACCAAAAAAGAGGATAAGACAACACAAAAAAAATCTTTCTAAATCAGAAAAAAGAAGTTATAAGAAGTACAACAGACAAGGAAGACCACAATGAATGATATACCTAAAATACCCGCAGAGGCTAAAGAAATTATAAAACACAAAAGAACAGGAAAGGTTTATGATACTAAAGCTGATTTCGATGCTGATGTTGCTGATCCGAATACTGATACTACTGAAAATGATTTTAGACAAGACTTAGAAATTAGAGTTACAAGAGCTGGTGCAATGGGTGCTTTTACCAAAAAATAATTATGGCAGAGCCTATAAGAGCCAAAACTTTAAAAAATCAATACGGTAACCCTAATTTAAAATTTCATAGCGTTTGTGTAGATAATTTTTTTAATAATCCAGATTTAATTAGAGATTTTGCTTTAAATCA